AAAGATTATTACTAATACAGAAGATGATGTTTCTGCTGATAGACTAAAAAATGCTGCAGCTACTAAAAAACTAGCTATTTTTGACGCATTTGAAATACTTAACAGAATCCAAGAAGAAGAAAACTTACTCGAGGGTAAAACACCTGAAGAGAGAAAGGAAAAAGTCTTTAAAGGATTCGCAGAAGGTAGATCTAAATAATGTACAATCAAAGTTTAGTTAAGGTTATAGAACCTATAAAAAAAACAACAATAACACGTTTAAATCGTAAAAAAAAATGGGAATATGGATACAATAAAGAACACGATATCATTGTTATATCAAAAACTGGAAAAATTGGGGAAATACTTGAGATCCAAAATTTGCGCATTGCTTTGCCAATGTTGCCAGTGCACGTGCACACAAGCGAAGTAAATAAGTGGCAAAAAATAAAATATCCAAAAGAATTAAATAGATTAAAAAACATATTTGATTGGAGATCATACCCTGAAGAGCAAAAAGATAAATGGTATGATTATATAGACGAAGAGTTTAAACGAAGAGACGAAGGCTTTTGGTTTATGAATAATAGTAAACCAACATACATAACAGGTACACATTACATGTATTTACAATGGAGTAAAATAGATGTAGGTGCTCCAGACTTTAGAGAAGCTAATAGATTATTTTATATATTCTGGGAAGCTTGTAAAGCAGATAAACGATGTTATGGTATGTGTTACCTTAAAAACAGAAGATCAGGTTTTTCGTTTATGTCATCTGCTGAAACAGTTAATTTAGCTACACTAGCGAGTGATAGTAGATTTGGTATTTTATCTAAAACAGGTAGTGATGCGAAAAAAATGTTTACAGACAAAGTAGTACCAATTAGTATTAATTATCCTTTTTTCTTTAAACCAATACAAGACGGTATGGACCGTCCTAAAACAGAGTTAGCATATAGGGTACCAGCAAGTAAATTTACAAGAAAAAAAATTACTGCCAACGAGCAAGTTGAAGAGCTTGAAGGTTTAGATACAACTATTGACTGGAAAAACACAGGTGACAATAGTTATGATGGTGAAAAGCTAAACTTATTAGTACATGATGAAAGTGGTAAGTGGGAAAGACCTGACAATATATTAAATAACTGGCGAGTTACAAAAACATGTTTACGATTAGGTAGTAGAATTATAGGTAAATGTATGATGGGCTCGACTTCAAACGCATTAGATAAAGGTGGAGAAAACTTTAAAAAACTATACAACAACTCAGATGTCACTAAGCGAAATAGAAATGGTCAAACAAGATCTGGTTTATACTCTTTGTTTATCCCAATGGAATGGAACTACGAAGGATTTATTGACGAGTATGGAGTTCCAGTATTCACTACTCCTAGTGTCGACGTGTTTGCCCCAGACGGTGAACTAATAGATATAGGTGTAATAGATCATTGGGAAAACGAAGCTGATGGTTTAAAAAAAGATCAAGATGCTTTAAACGAGTTTTATAGACAATTTCCAAGAACTACTGAGCACGCGTTTAGAGATGAAACAAAAAATAGTATATTTAATTTAGCAAAAATATACGAGCAAATAGATTACAACGAAGGCGTTTTACCTACAATGACTACTGGTAATTTTCAGTGGATAAATGGTAAAAAAGATACTCAAGTAATATTCTATCCAGATTCAAACGGTAGATTTAACATTAGCTGGACGCCTAGTCAAGCTTTACAAAATAAAATTATAATTAAAAACGGTATAAAATACCCTGGTAACGAGCATATGGGGTCTTTTGGATGTGACTCATATGACATATCAGGGACCGTAGATGGTCAAGGTTCTAAAGGTGCTTTGCATGGTCTAACTAAGTTTAGTATGGAGGACGCTCCAGCAAATACATTTTTCTTAGAATACTTGTCTCGGCCACCTACGGCAGAAATATTCTTTGAAGATGTATTGATGGCATTGGTTTTTTATGGCATGCCAATACTTGCAGAGAATAACAAACCTCGACTTTTATACTATTTAAGACGTAGAGGTTACAGAGGTTTTAGTATGAACAGACCAGATAAAGTTTGGAATAAACTATCTGTAGCTGAAAAAGAAATAGGAGGTATACCTAACACAAGCGAAGACATAAAGCAAGCCCACGCTGCTGCTATTGAGATGTATATACAAGACCACGTTGGTCATAAAGGTGACGGTGTTTATGGTAACATATGTTTTAATAAAACCTTAAATGATTGGAGTCGTTTTGATATAAACAGAAGAACAAAATATGATGCTACTATAAGTAGTGGTTTAGCTATAATGGCAAACAATAAACATTTATACAGACCAAACGCTACCATTAAAAAACCAAAATTAAACATAAATATTTCCAAGTATTCAAATACTGGAACAAATTCACAAATAATAAAATAATATGGCATATTCTAATAGTTATTTTCCTAAACAAACTGTAAGCGATGCAGAAAAGCTTAGCTATGATTACGGTTTAAAAGTAGCTAAAGCTATAGAAACTGAATGGTTTAATGATGATAGAAATAATAATAGATATAGAAATAACTATAATAACTTTCATAATCTAAGATTATATGCTAGAGGCGAACAATCAATACAAAAATACAAAGATGAATTATCTATAAATGGTGATTTGTCTTATTTAAATTTAGACTGGACACCTGTTCCAATTATACCTAAGTTTGTAGATATTGTAGTTAACGGTATATCAGAAAGACTGTACGACGTAAAAGCTTATTCTCAATCACCTAATGGTGTAGATAAAAGAACAAACTACATGGAGTCATTGTTGGCTGACATGCAATTAAGAGAGTTTGATGAAGAAAACTTTGCAGCTTTTGGTATAGATTCTAGACAAACTACAGATATTGATTTACCAGAAACTAATGAAGAACTACAGTTGCATATGCAACTTAATTATAAACAAGCTGTAGAGTTAGCAGAAGAGCAAGCTATAAATACTCTTTTTGATGGCAACAACTACGACTTAATACAAAAAAGATTTTATTATGATTTAGCAGTGCTAGGTATTGGTGCTGTCAAAACAGACTTTAACACTTCAGAAGGCGTTACAATTAAATATGTTGATCCTGCTGATTTAGTTTATTCTTATACAGACTCACCTTATTTTGAAGACATATATTACGTTGGTGAAGTAAAAAATATACCTGTTAACGAGCTAGCAAAAGAGTTTCCTTTTTTAAGTGAAACTGACTTAGAAGATATAATGAACAACAGTTCTTATTATAGAAACAGTAATAGAAGTAGATATAATTCTGACAAAGAAGATAACAATAAAATACAAGTTTTATATTTTAATTATAAAACTTATATGAACGAAGTATACAAAGTTAAAGAAACAGGTACTGGGGCAGAAAGAATAATACCTAAAGATGATAACTTTAATCCACCTGAAGACAAACAAGGTGAATATTCAAAACTATTAAGATCTATAGAGGTTTTGTATGAAGGCGCTTATATATTAGGTAGTGATAAACTTTTAAGATGGGAGATGGCTTCAAATATGATAAGACCAAAAAGTAATTACACTAAAGTAAAAATGAACTATGCTATAGTTGCACCGCGTATGTATAATGGTAAAATTGAAAGTATAGTTAAACGTATAACTGGTTTTGCTGATATGATACAGCTTACTCATTTAAAGTTACAACAAGTTATGTCTAGACTAATACCTGATGGTGTTTATTTAGACGCAGATGGTTTAGCTGAAATAGATTTAGGTAATGGAACTAATTATAATCCACAAGAAGCTTTAAATATGTTTTTCCAAACTGGTTCTGTAATTGGTAGATCATTTACAAGTGAAGGTGATATGAACCCTGGTAAAGTACCAATACAAGAAATAAACACTAATAATGGTGGTGCTAAAATGCAAAGCTTAATAGGTACGTATAATTATTATTTACAAATGATAAGAGACACTACAGGTTTAAATGAAGCTAGAGATGGTAGCATGCCAGATAAAAACGCTTTAGTTGGTGTACAAAAATTAGCTGCTGCAAATAGTAATACTGCTACTAGACATATACTAAACTCCGGTTTGTTTTTAACTTCTCAAATAGCAGAGTTATTATCTCTTAGAATATCTGATATTATAGAATATTCTCCTACAAAAGAAGCTTTTATTGAATCAATGGGTGTTCACAATGTAGCTACATTAGAAGAAATGTCTAACTTGCATTTGTATGACTTTGGTATATTTATAGAGCTACAGCCAGATGAAGAAGAAAAAGCAAGACTTGAAAACAATATTCAAATGGCTATACAACAAAAAAGTATAGACTTAGAAGATGCTATTGATATTAGAGAAATAAAAAATATAAAATTAGCTAATCAAGTTTTAAAAATAAGAAGACAAAAGAAAATAGATAGAGATAGACAAATGCAGCTTGAAAATATACAAGCTCAAACGCAGTCTAATACACAAGCAGCTCAAGCTGCAGCGCAGGTTGAACTTCAAAAAGAACAAGCCTTAACTCAGTCTAAAATACAGCTAGAACAAGCTAAAGCTGAACTTGAAAATCAAAAAATGATGGCTGAAGCTGAACTTAAAAAACAACTTATGGGTCTAGAGTTTCAATACAATATGCAGCTTAAAGGTGTTGAATCACAAGTGTTAAAAGATAGAGAAAAACAAAAAGAAGATCGTAAAGACGAAAGAACAAAAATACAAGCTACTCAACAAAGTGAGATGATAGAGCAAAGAAAAAGTGGAAAACCACCTAAAAACTTTGAGTCTGCAGGTAATGATATAATGGGAGGTGGCTTTAATCTAGAGTCTTTTGAACCTAGATAAATTTATTAATTATTATTATATTATATTATGGAAGAAAAAAATGAAAATGTAGTTGAAGAAACTACACAAGAAAACGTTACTAAAGTTAAAGTTGAAGAAAAAAAACAAGATGATAACGTTATAAAAGTAAATTTAGATAAACCAGTAAAAAAAGAAGAAGATGCCACTAAGAAGCAAAGCACAGATGAGGTACCTGTTCGCGACGGATCCGAAGCTAGCGAAAAAGTTCGTGAAGAAGACGAGAAAAAACCTGAAGAGTCTACCGAACAAAGTGAAGAGAAAAAAGAAGAAGTAGTACTAGAAGAAATAACTGAAGATTCAACTGAAGAAGAAGTTACTGAAGTAGAAGAAAAAGTTGAAGAAGCTGTTGCTAAAGCTGAAGAAACAGGCGAGCCACTTCCTGAAAATATCCAAAAGCTAATGGATTTTATGAATGAAACTGGTGGTGATATAAACGATTATGTAAAACTTAATCAAGATTACAGTAAGTTGAATGATAATGACGTTGTGTTTGAATACTATAAACAAACAAAACCACATTTAACTAATGACGAAATAAATTTCTTAATGGAAGATACTTTTAAAGTAGACGAAGAAGAAGATACTGATAGAGAAATACGAAGAAAAAAACTAGCGTTTAAAGAGCAAGTTGCCAGCGCTAGAAGCCACTTGGACAGGCAAAAGTCCAAATACTATGAAGAAATTAAAGCTGGAAGTAAACTTACAAAAGAACAACAAAAAGCTATGGATTTCTTTAATAGATATAACAAAGAGTCAGAAGCAAATCAAAAAATAGTTAAAAAGAACTCTGATATTTTTACACAAAAAACTAATCAAGTTTTTAACGACAAGTTCAAAGGTTTTGAATATAACGTCGGTGATAAAAAATTTAGGTTTAACGTAAACAATGCTGAAGAAGTTAAAAATACTCAAAGCGACATAAATAATTTTACTAAAAAGTTTTTAGATAAAAATTCTACATTGTCAGATGCTAAAGGTTATCATAAATCACTTTTTACAGCAATGAATGCTGATGCTATTGCAAAACACTTTTATGAACAAGGAAAAGCTGACGCTGTTAAAGATAGTGTTACTAAAGCTAAAAACATTAATATGAACCCAAGACAAGCTCATGGAGAAGTTAATGTTGGAGGTATGAAAGTAAAAGTTTTAGGTAATAATTCTTCTGATTTTAAGTTTAAAATTAAAAATAACAAATAACAATTTAAAATTACAAAATTATGGCAATTACTCCTGGTGGTAATTTAAATAGCGTACCTTCTGCAACGCAGAAAACGTTATCAACAAATTACCTAGATTTAAACGTAAGCGGTGGATGGGCACAACAATACCTACCAGAGCTAATGGAAAAAGAAGCTGAGGTTTTTGGACCTCGTACAATTTCTGGTTTCCTTGCTCAAGTTGGAGCTGAAGAAGCATCGCAATCAGATCAAATTATTTGGTCAGAACAAGGTAGGTTACATTTTTCTTACAAAGGTAAGTTAACTAATGATGATACCTTTTTAATACAAGCTGATATTGATGAGGCTGCTAATATTACAGCTGGTCTTGATACTGCTCATGGTGTTAGAGAAAATGACACTGTTATTGTGTCTAACGCTAATGGTGTAGTTAAAGCAATGGTTACAGCTATCACTAACAACGATGAATTAACTTTAGCTGCTTATGATGGTTCTACTATTTCTCAGTTAAATACTAATTTAACTACTACTATATTAGTTTATGGTAATGAGTTTGCTAAAGGTACTGGTTACGAAGCTGGTAATGCAACTTTTGAAGGTACTAGAAAAGCTCACGAGCCTCAGTTCAAAACTTTTGCTAACAAACCAATAATCATGAAAGATTACTACGAAGTATCAGGATCTGATGCGTCTAGAATTGGTTGGGTTGAAGTTTCTACTGAGTCTGGTCAGTCAGGTTACTTATGGTACTTAAAAGCTGAGGCTGATACAAGAGCTCGTTTTACTGATTATATTGAAATGGCTATGTTAGAATCTGAAATAGTTGGTGATTCTACTAGTAACTACGGTGGTGGTTTATCTGCAACTGCAAACGCTGTTGACGCTCACTTAGGTCACAACGGTAGCGTTGTAGGTACACAAGGTTTATTCGCTGCTATAGAAGAAAGAGGTAATGTGACTTCTGGTGTTACTGGTGTTAACGCTGCTACTGACTTAGCTGAGTTCGATGCGATTTTAGCTGAGTTTGATAAGCAAGGTGCTATTGAAGAATACATGATGTTTGTTAACAGAGGAACTAGTTTAGCTATTGACGATATGTTAGCTTCAATGAATTCTTACGGAGCTGGTGGTACTTCTTATGGCGTGTTTAATAACTCTGAAGATATGGCATTAAATTTAGGTTTTACTGGTTTCAGAAGAGGTTCTTATGACTTCTACAAGTCTGACTTCAGATACTTAAATGACAAAGCTACTAGAGGTGGTATTAATGATGCGGCTGGTAGTGGTGCTATTAGAGGTGTTATGATTCCTGCTGGTACTTCTTCAGTTTATGACCAACAAGTTGGACAAAGCATGAAAAGACCTTTCTTACACGTAAGATATAGAGCTTCACAAACTGATGACCGAAGAATGAAAACTTGGGTTACTGGTTCTGTTGGTGCTGCTACATCATTTTTAAAAGACCGGGGCTTCGGCCTCGGCCTTTTATTTTATTAATTTTATTATATATTATATTATGGCAAAAAAACAAAAAACTGAAAAGGTAGAAGTACCTGTTGTTGAAACACCAATTGTTGAAACACCAAAACTTAAAAAACCTAAATGGGAAGTAAAAGATAGAGTTTATAATTTGAAAAGCAGAAGAAGACCTATATCTTATATGTTAAGAAGTTCTGGTATATATTATTTTGACGAAGAGAAAGGATATGAAAGAGAACTTAAGTATTGTCAAAACCAAAGAACTCCTTTTGTAGATGAGATGGTAGGCGACCAAAGATTAGAGCATATTATTTTTAGAAACGGTAGTTTATTTGTAGAGAAATCAAAAACAACTTTACAAAAATTATTATCTTTATATCATCCGCAAAAAAATAAGATATATACGGAATACGAACCTGTAAAAGAAGCTGCTAGCGAAATAGAAGTTTTAGAGTTAGAAGCAGATGCAATAGTTTTAGCTAGAGAAATAGATATTGATTTAGCAGAAGCTATTATGCGTGTAGAAAAGGGTTCTGAAGTATCTAAGATGAGTTCTAAAGAACTTAAAAGAGATTTACTAGTATTTGCTCGTAATAATCCTGCTTTATTCTTAGAGTTAGCCGCTGATGATAATGTTCAACTTAGAAACTTTGGTATTAAAGCTGTAGAGCTTGGTATCATTAAGTTATCTCAAGATCAAAGAAACTTTTTATGGGGATCTAATGATAGACCTTTAATGACAGTACCATTTGACGAGCATCCATACACTGCTTTAGCGCATTGGTTTAAAACTGATGAAGGTATGGAAATATATGCAAATATAGAAAAACGATTAAACAACTAATCAAACTGTAGAGTAACCACTCTACGGGGTGGTTACTTTATTATAACAAAAAAAATATATGGCAATAAGTGTAAACGAAGTATATCAAACAGTATTAGCTGTAGCTAACAAAGAGCAAAGAGGATATGTAACTCCTCAAGAATTTAATCTATTTGCAGAGCAAGCTCAAATGGACATATTTCAACAATACTTTTATGATTTAAATCAATTTAGAAGAGATCCAGGTAATAACACTATTATAGGAGACGTAGATAACATAGTAGAAGAAAAAATAGATGTATTTACAAGAACTGTTCCTGCTTCTGTAGATGCTACTACTGGAGTAGTTGGTTTACAAAGTAATAATCTTTACAAATTATACTCTATAGTTTTAAATTACACTGGTGGCGCTGGGGCTACCACTTATACTATAAGCACACACGCTAATCAATGTAGCATTAAAGATTATAGCCAATATTCAAAATCACCTTTAACTAGACCTACAATGGAAACACCCATGTATTATCTTGTAGGATCTGGTGGAGCTGTAGGTATAGATTATGCTATTTTTTCAAAACCTACTATAGATGAATTATCTAATATAAAAAACCCTCCAACTGGTATTTCAGCAAATATAACGTATATAGCTAAACCTAAAAAACCTAATTGGACTTACATTATAGTTAACAATAAGCCTTTATATAACTCTTCTGCTACTGATCATAGAGATTTTCAATTACATGTTTCTGAAAAATCTTTATTAGTTAAAAAAATACTACAACTAACTGGAATTAGCACTAAAGATTTTGATGTAACTCAGTTTGCATTACAAGATGAAGTAAAAACAATACAACAACAAAAATCATAATTAAATGGGATTATACGATAGCATAACACATCAAAGTTATTACCAAGGAAACGATCTTGGTAATTATCAATTTGTATCAATAAAAGATATTATGAATCAGTTTATGGTTGCTTATGTAGGTGAAAACAAAATAATACCAAAAATAAAAAAAGCTGATGTTTTTTTTCATGCTCAAAGAGCTTTACAAGAATTATCTTTTGATACTATAACTTCTTTTAAATCTCAACAAATAGATGTACCACCAAGTTTAGTAATGCCAATACCTCATGATTATGTTAACTATACTAAAATATCTTCAGTAGATAATTCTGGTATAAAGCACGTTTTGTATCCTACAAAATACACTAATAATCCTTTTCAAATAAAACAAAGCGAAGGAGACTTAAGTTATTCATTTCCCTCTGGAGAAGAAACTTTAGTTAATCCTGGTTTTACAGATTTAAATGGGCAAGTACCTGAAAATTGGATTAGAAAAGCTGCGGGAAGTAATCACGGACCGGCAAACTTTAATAGTACGTTAGGTATTGTAGACGGTAAATTAACTTGGGCTTATAGAACTAAAGATACTGCCGGTGGAGCAGGATGGGGTCAAATTGGTGTTTTATACCAAGAAGTAGATGTTTCTAGTTTAACTTATGCTGATTTGTCTGGTGATGGTGTTACTAGTGATATAACTTATGAAAACACTTCTAGTAACACAAACTCTGGAACAGCTGTTGGTACTATTAGACTTGGAATAACAACACAAGATCCTTCAACTATTACAAATTTAAATAATTATGATGACTTTACACATCCAAATACTGGTGTGTTTTTTCCACAATCTCCTTTTGGTAAAACAAGTTATTTTGATTTAGGTTATGTAGAATGGACTGGTAATGATAGCGGTATCAAAACACTTGAAGATGTAGATCTTACAAATCACAATACTGTTTATGTTGTTGCTCTATCTTTTATAGATGTTTCAGAACCTTTAGATAATGGCTTTATGTTAAAGCCGGTTGATTTACATGCGTCAAATCCATCACCTAATGGTATTATAACAGGTACAGGTAACATAAATTCTTTAGATGATTTAAGTCTAACAAACGCTTTTGCTAGTACAGAGCTTTCTTCTCCGCTTGGTAACGAAACAAACTCATCTACATGGAATAATTACAAGTCACATACGGCTTCTGAAAACAATATTAACGACTATCAGGATTATGAAAATAATGTTTATTGGCCTAATGAAGGTGAAAGATATGGATTAGATCCAGAACACGCTCAAATAAATGGTAGCTTTTATATAGACCAAAGATTAGGTAGAATACATTTTAGTTCTGTTTTAAGCGGGCAAACTATTATATTAGATTATATAAGCGATGGATTAGGAACTGAAGATGAAATGAAAGTACATAAGTTTGCTGAAGAAGCTATGTACAAAAGTATAGCTTATGCTATTTTATCAACGTCTAATTATGGACAGTCTTTAGTACCTAGATTTAAAAAAGAAAAATTTGCTGAAACTAGAAAAGCAAAATTAAGATTATCAAGTTTTAAATTAGAAGAATTAACTCAAATACTTAGAGGTAAGTCTAAGCAAATAAAACACTAGTTTATGCCGGAAATTAAAAATACCTTTTTAAAAGGTAAAATGAATAAAGATCTTGATGAAAGATTAATTCCAAACGGAGAATATAGAGATGCGTTAAACGTAAAGGTTTCTACATCTGAAGATTCTGAAGTTGGAACAATACAAACAATACTTGGTAATGAACGTGCTGACGCTTTAGTTCCAAATGATCATGTTTGTGTCGGTAGTGTTTCAGATGAAAAAACTAATAAATTATATTGGTTTACTAAAACTTCTAGTGTAGATTTAATATTAGAATATGATCAAAATACACAATCTTCTCAATATGTATTTGTTGATACTAAAACAAACACAGATGACGCTGTTTTAAAATTTCCTGATAGACTTATAACTGGTATAAATGTTATTGATAATCTTTTATTTTGGACAGATGGAATAACAGAGCCTAAAAAAATAAACATAACAAACTGTATAATAGGAACTATACAAGATCCTTTAGTAGCTTTAACAAGTCATACTCAGTTAGTTGTTAACGGTGTAAACACTCTTACCGACATTAAAGAAGAAAATATAACCGTTATTAAAAAGAAACCAAATAGAGCTCCAGTAGCTAATATAGTTTATGCACAAAATACAGGTAATAGTAACGATAAAAATTCTTTATTTGAAAGAACTTTTTCAAGATTTTCTTTAAGATACAAATATGACGATGGTGAAGTTTCTGCTTTTGGACCTTTTTCAGATGTAGTCTTTAATCCTCAATATATTTCTAATACCAACTACGATGAGCTAGCTACTGTTGACGGTGCTAAAGAAAATAATTTTACTAGAAAAGAGCCTTTTAACAGGGCTATGGTTAATAAAATAGATAAAATAGAAATATTTGATTTTGTTTCACCAGAAATGCCAGGCAATGTTGTTGAAGTAGAAATACTTTACAAACAAGAAGATTCACCTATTATATATTCTATAGCAAAACTAGATATAAACGATAATTCTTGGCAACAGCCTGGTTTTAATGAAGGTCATAGTGTTATTGATTCTGAATACAAAGGTAAATACACAATTGAAACAGAAAATATATACGCTGCATTACCAGAAAATCAATTTATTAGAGTTTTTGATAATGTTCCACGTTATGCTTTAGCTCAAGAAGTTACTGGCAGTAGAATAGTTTATGGTAACTACACTCAAAACTATGATATATTACGAGATGAATATAATCATGAAGTTAGATTAGAAGATAGAATTAATACCCAATACTTAAGCAACGATGGTAACTTTGATTTAAGTCCACAAAAAAGTTTAAAATCATTACGTAATTATCAGTTAGGTGTTGTGTATGGTGATAAGTATGGTAGAGAAACTCCTGTTTTTACAACAGAACGTGCAGCTGTTTCTATACCTTGGCAAGAAGGAAGTGATTTTAACGCTAGTAAAAGATTAAGTTTAGTTGTAGATAATAGTACTAATTATCCAACTTGGGCTGATTATTTTAAATACTATGTAAAAGAAACTTCTACAGAATATTATAACTTAATAATGGATAAGGCTTTTGTTCCTACATCTCAAGATGATGTTGACAGAAACTTACCGTCTGATCATATATGGCTTTCTTTTTTCTCTTCTGATAGAAATAAAATAACAGAAGAAGATCATATAATATTAAAGAAAATATTTGGAACATTACCTGGTCAAATTACTCAAAACAATAAGTTTAAAGTAATAGATGTAAAAAATGAAGCTCCAGAATCTATACAATTTGATACAAAAAGAGTTTATGTTGAAGTTAATCAACAAACATTAAATGACATTTTTGACATTAGTAGTAGTAGAATAACAGATACTGTAAGTCAAATAAAGTTAGATTTTGATGAATATATATCAGCTGGAGGTTATGATTTTTTATCTACAGATAGAACTGGTGACTCACCAACAGAACCTCAATTTAAAGTTACTGATCATTATATAATATGGCAAGACAACGCTACAACAGGTCCTACAGCTGGACAAGTTTCTAGAAGATATAGAATAGATAATGCTATTATAGATAACACTGAAATAATATTAAAGTTAGACAGAGCTATAACAACAGAAGATGCTAATATAGCAGACGTCAATAGCTCGACTAATGGTACTATAAAAAGTACACTTCAATTTGAAGTTGAAAGAAAACAAAGAAGAGAGTTAGATCAATTTTCTGGTAGATTTTTTGTTAAAATAGCTTTTAATAATTTAGCTTCTCAAATACAAGATGTAATACCTGATTTAATAAATGCTTTTACACCTGTAAGTACTTTAGGCCTTAGACATTTTATAGATGAAGTTGATTCTAATAGTCTTGATCCTAGCTCCGTAGCTGTAAATAATGATAATACTGGCGCAACCGCTTACACAAGCGCTGGAGGTAATAATGAAAACGTTGTTAACGGTATTACGTTGGCTAGTGGCGTTACAAATACTAAATCTGATTGGAATGCTTTGACAGAAGAAATAAGTAGCGAAAGCGCTAGTACAGATGCAGATATAGAGTTTTTTATAGATGGTTTATATTATTGCGCTGGTAACTGGGGCGCTGAAATAGGCCAGCCTTTTGCTTCTAGAGCTGTAAACATACAAAGAGGTAATGGTACTGGTAGTGGTGGAGATCAATACGTTTATGTTGAATGGAAAGACACTTCATATTATGACGATTTACCTTGGAGAGCTAATAACGGTATAATTGATGTTAATGGAGCGGCAGGTGCGAATTCTAAGAATTATTATCCTTATGTAAAATATACTAATACTAAAGAAGGTCCACATAGCACAAGTGGTGGTGGTACAAATTTAAACGCTGGTAATAATGATTTTATAGACTATAACGGTCCAGATGGTGTTTATGGTAGTGGTGATAGATATGACAGTTCTCCAAATGGTTTAAGAGAAATACCTGGTATAGATTTAACAGGTACTACACTACAAACCTCTTTTGATCCTCCGGTTGGTGGAGCTGGTCAAATATCAACAAACTATGCGGCTCAAGTACCTATGTTTAGATGGTTTCCTTTTGACAAAGATAATCACAACATGGGTGGTCTTGATGGTATAGACGCTTATTACAACAATACTAACACCCCTTGGAGAGGTGCTGTTGTTAACGTACATCCAAACTCTAGTAATATTACAGGTGATAACGTTACTTTTCCTATTCGTTTTTTCCACAAGTCTATATATAAAGATACTTTCAATCCAGGAAATCCTATAACAGAAAACCTTCCTCCTTCTCATTATGGTTTAAATGGTTACCAAAATTCTGGTCACAATGCTACCGAAGTTGTAAATGCTTTAGAAGGTTTTATAGTTAGTACAAATGAACACACTACTGGTTCTAGAACTTGGAGAAAAGAAAATATAGGTAGTGTGTTTTCAAACTTTTCTAGCGATGACACGTATGGTTCTGCAGGTGATGAAGGTAAATTTTATATACATCTTACATTTTTAGCGCCTGGCCAAGACTTAACAGATTCTACTTTTAGTTTACCTAGCAATTTAGATATACAAGGTAATAATAGTTTAGGAAAACATTTACAAGGTATACATGGTGGTGGTGTTTTTACTAAATCATATAAACAAGCTACAGATGACGGGTTTGATGCTTTTGATAACACTGATAATTGGGATTCACCAAGAACTATACATTGTGAAGGTAGTACTAACAATACACTTACGTTAGATTTAGGTCATGATCCTAATTTTCAAAATTTACACGACGAACAGTGGGATCCTACAAAAACTCCTTATGGAGATCCAAACGGTACAATAGCAGGTTATATAAACCTAATAACAACTACTGGTGCTAAATTTATTTTTGCTGGAGATACTAATAACACTGTATATACTATTTTAAGTACATCTAGAAAATATCTTTATAATCATACTCCTTGGAGAAGGAGATATATAAGAGATACTGCGGGATCTGCTCCTATTAACAGTTCGTATCAAGATGATTGGGCTCTTAACGGTAAAAATATAGCTGCTAATGATAGTGTTGAAGAAGCTGCTGTTACTTGGGCTAAGTCAAAAGCTCTTAATGAAGCACAAGCAACACAAACTGCAAATAGAGATGCTTTATCTCAAAAAATACAAGATTTTGGCAAAAGAAATAATAGACGTGTTGTATATATTATTGAAATAGATAAAAACCCAACAGACGCTACTGTTAACGGTGGTTATAATCCTTTTGACGCTGACAATGATGGTGGAAGTGGAATTACAGCTGCTTCATCTGCAAACTTACAATTTATAAGTAACGTAGCTAATTTTTCTCAAGGTAGTAGTTCTATATTTCCTGCCATATGGGAAACTGAACCAAAGAAAAACACAGATTTAGAAGTTTATTACGAAGTTAGTAAAGCTGTACCTTTAAATATTAATAGTTTTAATAGAGAAACTTTAGCAACCGTTGGTTGTGAAATTAAACATGAAAGTATACAAGAAGCTATAACTGCAGGTACACCTGTATTTTTAGAAGGATGGAGAGAAGAACAAGGAGAGCAAATAGCAATTTTAAATCCCGGTTTAAACTCTCAATATCCTAGCACTATACCGATTGATTATGACAATACTTATATAACTTTTATTTCTAAAGATGGTAGTTTTGTAAACGCACAAATAGAACCTTCTTCTTTAACAGCTGGTGCTTCAAATGGTTATTTTACAGAGTTTAGTATAAGATTAAATCAACCATCAACAATAACAGGTTTAAGTTATTACAATTCTTTTTCTTTTGGTAATGGTATAGAGTCAAATAGAATACGTGATGATTTTAATCAAATGCAGATTACTAATGGAGCTAGAGCTTCTGCTGTTCTTGAAGAACCTTACAGCGTTGAAAATAAAAAAAGTAGCTTAATATACTCTGGTATATATAATTCAACTTCAAATATAAACAACTTAAATCAGTTTATTGCCGGTGAAAAAATAACAAAAGATTTAAATCCTACATACGGTAGTATACAAAAATTATTTCAACGAAGAATAAGTTTAGTAGCTTTTTGTGAAGATAGAGTTGTAAGTATAGTTTCTAACAAAGACGCTTTATTTAATGCTGATGGTAATTCTCAATTAATTTCTACAAATAGAGTTTTAGGTGATGCTACGCCTTTTGTTGGTGATTATGGTATATCTAAAAACCCAGAAAGTTTTGCTAAGGAATCTTATAGAGCTTATTTTACAGATAAAAATAGAGGTGCTGTTTTAAGATTATCTAAAGATGGTATAACACCTATATCTCAAGCTGGTATGCATGATTGGTTTAGAGATAACTTACCTTTAGCAAATAAAATATTAGGAAGTTATGATGAATATAATCAAGATTATAATATAAGCTTGATAGTTGACTTACCTAATTACAATTTGATACAAAACTCATTTGTAGAAAGAGGTTCAGAGTTTGTTTCTTTAGGATCCGGTACAGAAAAAGTTATTGATGGTAGTTTAAATAGTAGCACTAATTATGATTTTCCTAAAGCGTTACCTTGGCAAAACGATAATAGTTTTAGTAATGCAGATTCTAGTGGTATGGGACTTAAAAATCAAGATTTAATTAGTGAAGTTAAAATAATAAAACACGAGTTAATACCAGCTGGTTCTTTTCAAACTTATCAACCCGCTACTACTACAACTACAATAACAGTTCCTGCTGAGTCTTATATAGCTGCTACTTATAGTAATAATAACCCAGATAATTATGGTAGTAGTAGCCAAAGTCAATTAATATATGGATACGCAACTGGACATACTCTCAGCGGCTCTATTAATATTTTTAATCCTGATAATGGTGCTGGTGCTTCTGATTCTCACCTAACACTAGGTACTAATGGTGAAAGAGAAGCTTATATTTTAAGATTTATAGACGAAAGCTTTGTTAACCCTCTTCAGGCTGCAGATTACTTTGATTCTTCAGATTATAGCTTTTATAATAATGGTTATCAGTTTGATAACATATATATAGCTGAAGGTATGAGTGGTGATCCTATTGTTATTTCTGATCCTCACGATGCGAGTAGTCCACTTAGCTCATCAAATCAGTTTGATCTATCTTGGTTTAATGACGCGGGTATAATGTACGCTTCTAAAGGTACTTCTTCTGCTTCTTTAAATAGTGGGCCAACACCTCCAGGTCCAGGTAGAGTAAGTGATGCAACTGAAAGTTCTTTAAATTATGGCGACGCAATACAAAGCTCTTATAATTCTTTTGCACATAGTATTAGAACTAATGATACTGATCTTTGTGTTTACAAAGGAGAAGTAATAATAGTAGAATATCATTTACGCTTTCAAAATTTCATTGTAAATAGCAGTTATACATATAGTGGTGTGCCTAGTAATCATGCAGGAAACTCGAGATTATTTCATTTTTCAGGAGGTGAAGTACTAAATTCTAGTATGACTCAAGGTAATGCTACTTATGATAATCCTGCTACTTCATACGCAGGAAGTACTTATCCTCTTCCTAATGGTGGAGAGTTTGGTACTGATGGTGGCTCTATAACTGTACAATGCTTTCTTATAGATGGAAATAATTTCACTGGTTTTGCTTCGTTATCAAGTTTGACTAACGGAACAGTATCTCCACTTACTGGTAATGAGCTTTATTATGAAAGCTATAAAGATATGAACAATAATGATGGAAACTATTGGATTACAGATAAAGATGTTTGTAACCCACAGTGGTATTCATATGGCAATGGTGGTAATGCAAGAGTAAGACAAGTTTTTAAATTTCCAGAGCACGTTAATGCTCCTGACACTTCTGGACCTACTTTAGATGATTTACTTGTTACAGATGATTTAAGAGTAGTATTAAAGTTTAAACCTTCTGGAAACATGGTTCCAAATAATAATTATACTGGACCAGCTGGCTCTACAATTTATCCTGGACCTATAATTATTAAAGACTTTAATGTTTATAAAGCTGACACAATAGCAAGTTTACCAGATAATAGTGTAACTCAACAATCAACTACAACTACTACAAATATGGTACCAGGTATACCAACTGCTGATGTTCCAGAGTGGCACGAAATAATAGCAAATCAACCATACTGGACAACTGATAGGCCTGATTTAGTAAACTTACATGCTGTAGCTACTAATAATCATGGTGTTAATACAGGGTCAGTTAGTACAAATAGTGCAACAGATACTCAAGGTAATGTTTGGGTCTGGCAAGTTGATCCTTTGACAAATAGTTTTGGAACTGCTAACACAGATGCTCTTAACAATCCTTATGTTGCTGGTGATATTTACCAAACTATAGGTGTACCTACTACTGCTGGTGACGCTATGTCTAATGCAAGCATTGTTGAGCCTTCACATATAAAAACTTATAACGATCAAATAGAAATAACACCTACAACTAGTAATCCATCTAACGTAAATATATACCAAACTTTAACAAATGCTTATCAAGCTAGTCATTTTTATTTACTTGATGCTGTTACTAGTAAATCATCTTCTGCTGTTAGATCTGTTTATAGTAGAAATTACGACAATACTAATAAAAATTTATTTGGAATACGTGGTATTTTTGATCCAAGTAGCACTGTAGTTACTGATACAGATGTTAGTTTTGAACAATCTGGATATCCTGGTTATCCTTATCATCATTTTGGTAGAATAAGAGGTAGTGTAAATAGCGCTTCAGGTAGAAGAATTCAAGCTCTTTTTGTGGATCCTACAAAAGATGCTACAAACGATTACTTGTCTGATTATAATAATATTTATCACGAAACAAACGTAAATGGTTTTATTAATGTAAATCAACCTTTTTTACATTCGTTATTTAATTATGCTAGTTATGCAGCTGATACTAATGTTTTAAGATCTATATATAAAATGGATAGTAATAGTAATCACCTAGCAAATGATCCAGGATTGTTAAACATTAATATTTTTCAGCCAACTGAATTTACATCGAGTGGTAATATTGGCGCTATAACAAGTCTTAGATTAATAGATCTTGGTTTAGATACAACAGGTGGAACTCATTATAGCACTGGTAGTTTAACAGACTGGAACACAGGAAATTCTGCTTACCAACAGCATTTAATGGTTACACCTAGAAATTATGTAAATAACAATGTTAGCTATCATAATGGTTTAATGCCGAATGTTTTAAGTAAAGAGGGTAATCCTGCTTTTACAAATCCATCAACAGGCGCGCATTTTTCTCAAAGATATTCTAATCCTGGTGGACAAGGACCTAATGAAATTGCTGAATTAGCACCACCAGCTACAGACTCTGGTTATGAATTTAGATTTGATTTTTTACCTGAACATTTACTTGCAACTAATTATGGAGGATGTTTTTGTAACGTAAATGGTGTAGATGGTAAAGGTTTTAGAATTAATGATATTACACAGACAGGTAGATATAAAATAATAGCTAATGTTGATAGTACAGATGATCCTATTGTTGATGGTACTGTTTGGAGTATAGAATATGATCCTGCATATGGAACAAATTGGCAATCAACAACTGCCACACTTGTACCTCGTGATGTTTCAGCCCAAGCACCAGGCTCATTTGGTAGGTTTTATGGTAATGTTTTTTTTGGTGCAGATCCTAACAACGAAGGCATGTTCGCGTTTGGTGTTTCTAATATTAGTTTAGTTGATAGAACCGCTTATTATATAGCACCGTTTTCACCTTCTTGGATTTTTGTTAATAATACCGAGTTAGGATTTAACTGGAGTAACGGACAGTTAGTTATAAATAGTGCTTATCGAAAAAACGCTATTGTTGGTGATCCATTGTTAAATTATCCTAACGCTTTTCAAGATGTAGGATTTATACCTCAAGGTCAAAAAATAAGATTTAGTGTTGACTACGCGGATCTTGGAGGAGATCCAAACGCTAATATTGAAATTTTTTATGTAAATAGTAATTTAAAAGGTTTTTATTTAGCATTTGGAGCTGGTGATAATGGTAATATTTTACATCCAAACGCTTCTGAATTAACAACATATCAAGAAGTACACGCGGACGGATCTTCTGGTACTTTTGAAGCTGAAGTAGAGGTTGGTGATTTATCTAATATAGAAGCTTTTGGTAATTTAACACCAGGAAGCATTGAGCTTCCTTATATAAATAGACTTGTTATAAGAGCGGCTGGAACTTATGGTGGTTCAACTTACGAAAGTATAACAGCAAATTATTCTTTAGATAATTTTTCTATGGTTCCATTTACACCTATAAATATAAGTCAAAACAAAACAATTAGTTTTAGTGAAGATGTTAATGGTTGGACTAGTTTTAAATCTTTTGCTCCAGAATCAGCATTAAGCTTATCAAAAAAATATTATACTTTTCATAATGGTGGTTTATATAAACACGACGTAGAAACAAATGGTTATAATAATTTTTACGGCACACAGTTTGATTCTAGCGTTACAGCTATTTTTAATGCAGAGCCATCAATGATAAAGTCTTTTAAAACTTTAAGTTACGAAGGCTCTAAATCACGTGTTTCTAAATTTGTTACAACAAACATAGTTGATTCTAACAATACTATACTTGAAAATTTAGATACTCTTAATTATAGCCATGTAAATAATTTAGAAGATGTTGATGGTTGGTATGTAGAAAATATATCAACAAACAAGCAAGATGGTTTTGTAGATGAATTTATAGAAAAAGAAGGTAAGTGGTTTAATTATATAAAAGGTGGGTTGGTAACTATTGATCAGGATTATATATCAAAACATACTGGAGATTTAAGTTTTCAAGGTATTGGAGAAATAGGCACTATACAAGATGTAACATTAACCGATACTGAACTTAACGATATAGATCCATTAGAACCTGGAACTTCTGCAGCAAATGCTCCACTACCTAACATGGTTCAGCCAGTGCTTCAACCACCAGGCTCAGCTCCTTATACACCACCTTCTGATCCAGCTGGAAGCGGAAATACTTCAATATATTAAAAACAAAATATGAGTTATCACAATACAAACACATCTAATTTAAGACAACAGTCTCAACAAAATATACTAACATATATTAATGGTGCGCCTTTATTTAGAACTATACAACAAGCTTTAAACTATGGTCAAAGTATTGGTTTAACAGGTTATCATACTCATACTTTTGAAAATATTATTGGCTATATGGCTGGATTTGATCATTCAGAAGCTACTTTAAACGCGCAACGTCAAGCAATACAAGATGAGCAATTAATTTTACAAAAACAAATTAATTCTTTTGAAATTAACACTAATGATTTATCTCCTGTTGCTACTAATAGATCTTTACAGATTAATGGTGATATTGGTAGTGAGTTTTCTTTACAAGTTATACAAAACTCTGCTTCTAGTAGTGTTTTAGATAAGTTTTATAATTTTAAAACAAAAACTTTTGATTCTATTTTTAATAATAGTCATGTTTTAAACGTAAAATTACAAAGTAATTTTTTTGCTAAAAATATATTTTTTCCTGCTACAGTTGTTACAGATTACAGAATAGTTTTAACAGCTAAAAATAACACTATAATAAATAGTGCTATAGGTACAAGTGACAAAGTTGTTTCTAAAACAATAACACAAACAGGTGATGTAACTATTGATTTTGTTTTTAAAACTAGTAACACTAGCAGTTATAATGCTAACCCTCCATCAACAACTTTACAAATAAACGGTAAACCAGGTTTGGTTACTGTAGATACTTTAGATATTAGTAAAACAATAACTAATACAACTGGAGCTACTAATAGTTTTGGATTAATAGTTTCTAGTGTTTTTAAAGATGAAACAGGTTTTTTTATAGAAAAAAATCATACTGTTAACGGTGGTATAACAAACTCAAACGTATTAGCTTTAGACGATGTTAGTAATATTGCAGAGGGTAGTGTTATTACAGCTAGTACTGGTAGTTTAAGTGGAACTCCAACTGTTAACGCTATAAATGGTAATAAAATTACATTAAGTAGTGCGCAAAGCTTTGCAGATGGTATTACTTTAACTTTTAAAACTACAGGCTCTTCTAAAATTGAAAAAGCTACAGGTTTATTGTTTACAACTGCAAGAAGTATAGAAAATCTTACACAATCTACTATTGACGCTAATACTGAATCTATAGAAAATCCTGAAGTTGTAACAGTATTAGATAATAGTCAATTTGTACAGACTACAGTTAGAGCAGATGGTTCGTTGTCAGAAGCTACAGATGGTAGTAGTGCTGTTGTTGCTGTAAATGGAACTAATGGCATTAGCAAAGACTCTGTTATTGCAGGTTTTTCAATACCAAATAATGGTACTAAAGTAACTGCTATAAATACAGCTAGTGCTAGTGCTGGTCATTTAACATTAAATCAAGCTTTACCAGAAACTTTAGATGCTGGTCAAACAGTTACTTTTATAGGATCTTCAAAAACTTTTGAATTTGTTAACTGTCAAGTTCAAATAAGTAAATATCCTACATCTAATCTAACAGTTAATATTGATTTAGATTCTTTTATAACCCCTGGAACAGCATCATAATTATGGCAATATATAAAATAACTTTAAATAATAGTGGTATAAACAACCCTTCACTTCAAGTAGGTGATTATGCTTTTTATCAATCTACTACTACTTTTTCAAACTCTTCTGGTACTAACAACGTTGCAATAAGCGCAGATAATCCTATTTATATTGGACCTGTAGTTGATATAGGTCCAAACTTTATACTTGTTGAAAGTACAATAGATACAACTTTAATATATGGTTTTTTAATGTTTTCAAAAGATAAAAGAGTAAACAACGATAGTTTAAATGGTTATTATGCTGAAGTTACTATAAGAAATAACGATCCTGAAAACGCTTCAGAAATGTTTGCTATAAATACTGAAGTTGTTAAAAGTAGTAAATAAAATGCAAAAAGTGTAACTATATAATTAATAAATAGATAAATGTAATGGAAGAAAATAATTTGCAAAAAAAATCACCAGCTAAACTTTTTTCTCTTTTTGGTCTATCAGCAGCTGCTTCGATAGGTCTTATTGGAGCTGGTGTTAGTGCTTATCAAGGTTATAAGAGTAGAAAACAACAAAAAAGACAGTTTAAAGAGCAACAAAAAAACTTAAAAGAAATAGAAGCTCAAAAACTAGCTTTTCAAAAAGAACAGCAAGCAAAACTTGATGCACAAAGAGCAGAGTATAGAGCTATGGAATTTATAAATCCTTATGCTGATTTTGGTGATAGATATAGTGAAGTTAGTGGTATGTATTCTAATTTAGCGAGTACAATGGAAAATACTTTTGAAGATATTACTGTTGATCAAAGAGCTGCTGATTTTCAAAAAGGAACTTTAGCTCAACAATCAGCAAATATATTACAAAATTTACAACAAGCTGCTGGTGGTAGCGGTATAGCTTCTTTAGCTCAACAGCTTGCAAATCAACAACAATTAACAGCAGGTAGAATATCAGCTGATTTAGCTAAACAAGAAAGACAAAATCAATTGTTATCTGCTCAACAAGAAGCTAGACTACAACAACAAAGAGCCAACATGGAATTACAAGGCGCTCAATTAGGTTTAAAAGGAGAGCTAATAGAAGCTGGTGGTGAAGCTATGCTTCAAGAAGCTGAAATGTCAAGACAATCTACATTACTTGGTATGCAATATGGTTCTTCTATAGGTGCTAATCAAGCTTTAAATCAAGCACAGCAAAATACTTTAATGGCTCAGAATCAAGCTAATCAAATGCAATTATCTAACATGCAAGCTACCGCTGGTATTTTTAATAACTTAAGCAAAATAGATTTTACTGGTCTTGATTTTAGTCAAGGTATAAGTTTCGGTGGTTAATATAAACAAATAAATTATGGCAAAAAAAATAGTTGGAAGAGCAGATAGTGTATTAGTTGGAATGGCGCTAAAAGAAGGTATGTCACAAATACCTGCTGACATGAGTGGTGTTTTAAAAGAAATGGGTACTACATATGGATTAACTAATGCTTTTATACAAAAACAATTTGAAAGTCTTGTTTCACAAACTAACGAAGCTAACGAAGAGCTACTAAGTGTAGTAAATCCTTTGTATGATATGTTGCAAGATGGTTCTTTTACAGATGAAGACATGATGAGTTTTACAAAAGATATTGATGCTTTGAAAGAAGAGTGGAAAACTTTAAAAACCGACGAAGAAAGGATGAGGTGGACAGCAAAGTCAAATAGAATTAGAAATAGTTTAAATTCTTTTAACAACGATTTAAATAGTATAACAACCATGATAGCTAATGATCAATATGTAGCTGCTGGTTCTGATGGTTTTGAGGGTAATACTTCTGCTGAAAATTTACAATTCTTAACTGCTATATATAATAAGAGAACTGGTAAAGGTGATAATAAAGCTGAAAGAATTATAGATTCAGAAGGTAATGTTAGTTATACAGCTACTGTAAAGGATGCTGATGGAAATGACAAATCTATAGAAATGTCACTTCCAGATATAAAAAAGATAATACCTACAACTGATAATGGTGCGTTAAGTGCTAGAGAAACTTTAATGTATAATATTAAAAATTATGGTAATAAAGCTGGAACATCATATAACTCTAACTATCAAAAAGATATTGCTGACGGTATGTTTAGAATTGTAAATAGTTCAAAATCACCAAGAGATGCTTTTTTAACATTAGCGCATCAGTCTTATAGTGGAGCTACTGGTGAGTCTTTTTACGAAGCTTTAAATAGTCCTTATAGCTCTTTATCTCAAGTATTAAAAAATAGTTTAAAAAACGCAAAACTACCAGCAAGTAAGTTTGATAAAAACAATGATGACAAAGTTAATGAATTAGACTTTCAAAATTTTGAAAATTTTCAAAAAATAAAACAATATATAATGAATAATCCAAAAGTTGGGGCTAGATTGCTTGGTGATTGGACAGCTGCAACAGATGGTTTAAAATCTTTTAGTGTTGGAGAAGGAATGAGAACTAAAAATGGCGGTAGTAGTGGTTCAGGTACTTTTAAAGATTATCTTTATTATCAAATACCTGGGAGTGATGAAAAAAGAAGTGGTTCTGCTGTTATAAACTTAAGAAATCAAATTAAAAATATTGTACTAGGCAAAACAAAAAACAATTCATTTACAGGTTATTTTACTGATTATATATACCAAACAGAAGGAAAAAATGCAGGTGAATTTTTACATAAAGAAGATAATAAATATCTTTCTGTTTACGATGTTTTAATTAAAGAAGGTTTATATGATTCAAAAGATAAATTTGATATAGGCTTAGGCACAGCAAGTTCAGAAAATGAAACAAAACAGCTAAGTGCTATAGATTTACAAAGCGCACAAAGTGCTAATGAAATATTTAAGATTATTGACAACACTTTTACTGATAAAAACGAAAAAATTAGAAAACAAACAGGTAGCGCTGGAGGATTAAGAGTTGAAAAATCTGGTCAAGAAATAACACTTTTTGAAGCTAATAAAAAAATAGGAACATTTAGTTTAGGTGGTAATTATGGTTTTGGACTTACTTCTCGATCTGCTGATAACAAAGGTCGTGCTTTAGATCAGTTAGAAAAGTTGATAAACGCTGTTAACTCTTCCTTAGGTTTTATTAGTGATGAATATAATTCAACTCAAAAACAATAAACACATATAAATATGATCGAGATTTACGAGGTTGACGGTAGAAAATATAGAGTTAGCCAAGACAACTTACAAAGATTTTTAAATGATTTTCCTAATGCTGTAAAAGCGGGAAAAGAACAAGGTTCGACGGAAGATCCGACGATGAACCAAGAAAGTATGGGATCAAATTTGGAAACTGGTTCTTCGGATTCTTTAAATTGGTTTGAACAAGCTTTACAAGCTGGTAAAGTAAACGCTGATTTATATGACGATGCAGATGCTATTTTTGATGTAAGTAGTTCTACAGAAGTTGCTAATTTATCAGATGATCAGTTAAAAGCTTATATATCGTTAATACAACAATCTCAAGCTTCTGCGGCTGAAATGGAAGAGCTTAATAAGTTTACTACTGCTTTTCAAAAATACAACTCTCAAGGTGAAAACTGGGCGATGTCTACTATCAACGCTATAAAAGAAACTGGTAACGTTAAAGGTTTTGCTCAATCTGCAATACAAAGTTTTAGATCAATGGCTAATAAAGAATTAGCAAAAGAAGCTATTGCTCCTACTTTAACCGCAGCTGGAACTGGTGCAGCTGCTACAGCTTATGGTTTTGGTATTGGGGCTATACCTGCTGCTTTTACAGGTTTATTCGGATCTATGAATTATGGTTTAGAAACTATAAACACTTTTAATGAGTTATTACAAGAAGAGATAAAAAACGCTAATTTAGATTTTAACCCAGATTCTATAAGAAAAATATTAGCTGATGACACCATAAGAAAAAGAATAAAGGCAAGGGCTAGAAAAAGAGGTCTTACTATAGGTACGGTAGAAGGTTTAACAACTTTAGTAGGTGTTAAAGGTGCTGGTGCTGTTAGTAAAGCTATAGGTGATGTTTCTACAACAGCAGGTAGAATCGCTAAAACAACAGCGCAAACAGCCGTAACTACACCTATTGAAGCTGTTGGAGGTGGTTTAGGTGAATTTTTAGGTGCTAAAGCAGCCGGTAAAGAAGCTACAGGTGTAGATGTTATTTTAGAAGGTCTTTCTGGTTCAGTTGTTTCTGGACCTATAGACGCTAGTATTGCTGCTGTTGATTTAACTGTTAACAAACCTTCTTATGAAATAAATGGTAAAAAAGTAAAAAAACAGTCTGTATTAGATTACATAGAAAATGACGATATAACTAGTCAAGAACTAGCTGATTTAGATATTAAAATTAAAAATGACAATAACTTTGAAAATAAAGTTAAAGTTATACAACAAAGAGCTACTATAGATAAAAACTTAGACACTTCTATATCTAAAGAAAAAAGAGATAAATTAATAGATTTAGAGTTTAAAAGATTTAACTTAAAGCAAGATATTAAAAACCAAGGTGAAAATAAGTTAATAGATACAAATAAAAAACTAAAAGATGTTGAGAGTCAAATAAATGACATTATAGAAGATGTAGAAGGCGTAACAATTCAAGATGTTGAAACTGCTGTAGAAACTGGTGCAAAAGAAATAGAGTTAAAAAAAGACGTTGCTTTTGCTAAAAAATATGCTCGTTTTTATGATTTAGAAGTTAACGAGTTAAAAGATCAAGCTGCTATAGATAAATATATTAAAGATAATAATATTACAGATAAACAAGATTTAAAGGATCTTAAATTAGCTGGCTATGTAAATGAAAAAACTGGTGAAATAATAATTAATAAACAAAAGGCTTTAGAGTTAAATAACGTTACTGTTGGTAACCATGAGCTTTTACATGGTATACTTAGAAAAGCTGTTAAAGAAGGTAAAATAAGCAAAAAGCTAATAGATAATATAAAGAATAAATATGGTAAAGCTTTAGAAAAAAGATTACAACCTTATCAAAATATAAAAATAAAAGGTAAAGCTTATTTGGAAGAAAATCCAGATGAGTATATAACACAGTTATCAGAAGCAGTACAAGCAAAAGAAATAACATTAGACCAAAGCGCACTTGGAAAATTCAAAGAGTTGATATTACCTATACTTAGAACTTTTGGTTTTGGAAAAATAGATTTTGAAACAGTTGAAGGTGTTGAAAGCTTTTTAAAAGAATATTCAACAAGTGTTAAAACTGGAAAACTAAGTAAAGGTTTAATAAATCAAACAGCTTCAAAAAGAGAAGGTGCCACTAGTAAAACTTTTTCTATAGCGCCAGGTATAAAAAAAGATTTAACAGAAGAGCAAGCTACCACAGAAGTTAACGATATTGGTAGAAAAAATGAGTTTGGTGATGATTTAGAGGGTCAAGATGGTAATGCTATGTGGAAGGCTGTTGAAGGTGACGATGCTGCTAGAAGAATACAAGAACAAGGCTTGTTAGATAAACTAATATTAAAAAAACCTCATGTTGGTGTTGATGATGCTAGTTTTTTAAGCGCTACTTATACAGCTTTATTACCACATATTAGAAACTATAAGCCTGAAAGAAAAAATCCTAACGGTTTGTTTGGTTGGATTAATCCACAAATAGGTAATAAAGCTAAACAAGCATATAACGATCTTCAAAAAGGTAAAACAACTCAACCTACTGTAGATATTGGCCAAACAACAAAAGAAGGTGAAGTAAAAGTACAAGTTGCAGCAGACAAAGACGTTGCTATGCAAGAGCTTGAGACTAAAGATGTTAGTATTGCTGCTCAAATAAAAGAAAAGCAAGGTAAAAAACCAAAACTTGTAGCTTACTCTAAACTTAGACAAGAAGTTGGTATAGAAACTGGTAGTGAGTTATATAATAGAATATTAGATTCTGTTAAAAAAAGTTTGTTTGCGGCTTATGCTAAAACAGAAAATATTACTAACGTAAAAGAAAGAGTAGACAATATAGTTGAAATGTTACGTAAAGAATATACAACTAAAGGTAATTTTACTCCTATATTTAAGCAAATAAAAAATCTTTTATCAGAAGGCAAGTATATTGATAATTTAAAAAAATACAAAGAAGTTTTTATTGAGCAAGTTAAAACAGCTGATCTTGTTCAGATGTTAAGAGAAGCGCCTGAAGGCGAGCAGTTTGGGTTAAAATTTGTTGCACAACTTACTAATAAAGCTGATGTAAAAAAATATGTTGATTTAGGTAAGTTACCAAAAGATTCTTTAAACAAAATGGACAAAGGTCAAGCTATTAATTTGTATGAAAAAACAAAACCTACTGATGAAAAAATTGTAGCATTTGCAGACAAACCACCAATAAATCCTGAAACAGGTAAAAGATCAGGTTTAAAAGGTACTAGAAAAGATAACTTTGCAAAACGTTTTCAACAAATATTTGTAGACGATGCTATAATGCAAGTTAGGCAAAGTGAAGAGTTTAAAGCTTTAGTTGATCAAAAAGTTAGTATTGAAAATGATGTTCAAGAGTTAGCCGCAGCTGTTGATAAAGATGTTGATAAAAAGTTTACTTTAAATGATAATTTAGTTTTTAACTTAAGAGATACTTTAGAAACTTTAATACAAGAAACTAGCGATCAAAATAAACGAGTTACTAGTAAAGACTTTACATCTAAAGTTATAAAAGTTAATAGAGATGAAGATGGTAAGCTTATAAATGTAGAGTTTCAAAAAGGTAAAGAAATAAAAGGTGTAAGAGGTGGTGAAATAAAAAAGAGTAAACAAGATTTTGTTGCTAAACTTGCGTATGATATAATGAACGCAAGAAATTATGAAAGAGCAACAAATATAAATATTTACAAAAAACCTTTATATAAACTTATTGAACAAAAAAAAGCAAGAAATGAAGGTGAAGCCAATGAATTATTTCAAAAAAATGAAATAGATAAAAATTTACCTAAAGGCGCTAAAATTGTAGATGGATATGGAGATATATATATACGTGTAGGTAATTTTGTAATTGGTATTGAAGTTAAACTAGGTGAAGCACAGGGTGTTAGTCAGCTTTTAAGTTATACGAAAGATGGTGTTAACTTTCCAAACGAAAACTTTACTATTAATCAAAAAACAGGCTTATCATATGACAACGAAATAGCTAGCTTAATGTTAGCTAAAAAACCTGAAATAAATAAAAAATTAGCAGATAAAGGTTTATCTACAATTGAAAATTTTTCAACTAAACTATCACAAGAGCAAATTAATTTTTTAAAACCATATAGAAAAGAGTTTATTATAAATACTAATGTTTCGCTTGAATATTTTATGTCTGCTTATGCAAATGGAAAATATGCTAAAGATCCACAAGGTGTTTTATTGTTTGAAAACTTTTTGTTTTTAATGGAAACTGGTGTAGATGCTGTTGATCAAAAAAGTATTGCTTTTGCTGAAGAGTTTAAAGAACTTACTGGTAAAGAAATTACACAGTTAAAACTTGATGGTGTAAAAAATATTGAAGTTGCTATTAATTTAGATATTGTTGATGGCAAATTAAAATTTAGATTAAGGCCTTTAATAGATATAAATAATTTTAATACTACAAATGCAGTAGAAGTTAATAAAGATGTTCACAAAAAAATAGGTGAAGCAGTTGTAGAAGCATCTAATAAATATAGTTTAAACAATAAAAATGCTAATTTAAGTAAAGCATTAGCAAACGTTAGAGAAGCATTAAACTATGATAAAAACAAAAAAGGTATGTCAACTTTTGATTTTGACGAAACTCTTATTGATAAAGGTAAAAACTTTATAATAGCTAAAAAAGATAATGAAGAGATTAAAATAAGTAGTGCTGATTGGCCTATAAAAGGTCCTGAACTTGATAAACAAGGTTATAGTTTTGATTTTACAGATTTTGTTAATGTTAGAGGTGGTATTGAAGGACCACTATTACAAAAAATGCGTAATCAAATTAAAAAGTTTGGACCTAGTAATGTATTTGTATTAACTGCTAGGCCACCAGAAAGCGCTAAAGCAATACATGGTTGGTTAAAAACAAAAGGAATAAATATATCTTTAGATAATATAACTGGTTTAGGTAATAGTACTGGCGAAGCAAAAGCGTTATGGATGGCTGAAAAATTTTCTCAAGGTTATAATGACATGTATTTTGTTGATGATGCTTTACCAAACGTAAAAGCTGTTAAAGATATATTAGATCAACTAGATGTTAAATCAAAAGTTGTACAAGCTAGAAAAAAGTTTAGCTTAGACATGAATAAAAGTTTTAATGATATATTAGAGCAAGTGACAGGTATTGAGTCAAACAAACGTTTTTCAGATGCTAAAGCTAGAAAGCGTGGTAGTGGTAAAGGTAGATTTAGATTTTTTGTACCACCATCACATGAAGATTTTGTAGGTTTATTATATAACTTCATAGGTAAAGGTGAGCAAGGTAATAAACATATAAAGTTTTTTGAAAAAGCTTTAATAAAGCCTTTAAATAAAGCTTATAGAGAGTTAAGCCAAGCTAAACAGTCTATAGCAAATGATTATAAAAACTTAATTAAACAAATGCCTGATATACGTAAAAAATTACTACAAAAAACGCCAGATGGTGATTTTTCGTATAGTGATGCTGTTAGAGTTTATTTGTGGGATAAATTTGGTTTTGATATACCTGGATTAAGCAAAACAGATAAACAAAACTTAATAGATCTTGTTGAAGCAGATGGTAAACTAAAAAGATTTGCTTTAAAAATAGGTATAATATCAAGAGTAAAAGAAGGTTATGTAGAGCCAGGTGAACATTGGATAGCTGGTGATATAAGGCAAGATTTAGCTGATGCTACAGGTAGAGTTGGTAGAAAAAAGTTTTTTGCAGAATTTATTGAAAACTCTGATCAAATTTTTGGTAAATTAGTAAATGGTAAACTTACTGGTGATAATGTAAATAAAATTAGAGCTGAGTTTGGTGACAATTTTGTTGAAGCTTTAGAAGATATGTTATATGCAACACAAACTGGTACAAATAGAAAACAAGGCAGAAGCAGACAGGTTAATTCGTTTTTAGACTATTTAAATGGATCTGTTGGTGCTACAATGTTTTTTAATGCTAGATCAGCTGTATTACAGACATTATCTACAGTTAACTTTATAAATTTTGCTGATAATAATATATTTAAAGCAGCAGCTAGATTTGCAGATCAAAAACAATTTTGGTCAGACTTTTCAATGTTATTTAATTCTGACTTTTTAAAACAAAGAAGATCTGGTGTTGGATTTGATGTTAATGGCGCTGAAATAGCAAACGCTGTTGGTAAATCAAAACAACCTGTTAAAGCAGCTATAGCTTATATACTACAAAAAGGTTTTTTACCTACACAAATGGCTGATAGTTTTGCTATTGCGCTTGGTGGTGCCAGCATGTACCGTAATAGAGTAAATACATACAAGTCGCAAGGATTGTCACAAAAACAGGCAGAAACAAAAGCGTTTGATGATTTTATGGATATTGCTGAAAGTACACAGCAGTCAGCAAGACCAGACAAACTGTCACAACAACAAAGATCTCCTCTTGGCCGTATGATATTAGCTTTTCAAAACGTAACATCACAATATGTTAGGTTAATAAAAAAAGCTGGTTTAGATTTAATTAATAGAAGAAAGTCACCAGGTTACGATAGTCAAGTTAAAAGTGATATGTCTAATATATCTAAAATAATATATTATGGTGCTGTACAAAATTTAATATTTTATAGTTTGCAAAGTGCTTTATTTGCTATGGCTTTTGAAGATGATTTAAATGAAGACAAAAAAGATGATAAATTTTTCAAAACTAAAAAACAAAGGTTATTAAACGGTAGTATAGACAGTATATTAAGAGGTATGGGTGTTGGTGGCGCTATAATATCTGTTTTAAAAAATGCAGTTATAAAATACGGTGAACAACAAGAAAAAGGTTGGGGTAAACAGCTAGGTGTTATAAGTGATGAGTTATTACAATTATCACCTCCAGTAGGTATTAAGCTTAGAAAATTAGATAGCTTTGAAAAAACTATGGAATACAATAAAAAAGTAATACCTGAAATGGACACGTTTGATATTGATAATCCTATGTGGGATGCTTATGGTAATTTAGTTGAAGGATTAACAAATGTGCCTGTAGCTAGATTACTTAGAAAAGTTGAAAACGTAAGATCAGCTTTAGATAGTGAAAACGCTTGGTGGCAAAGACTTGCACTTGGTTTAGGTTGGAGTAAATGGGAGTTAGGTATTGAAGATAAAGAAATAAAAGAAGTAAAAGAGCAAATTAAAAAAACTAACAAAAGAGTTAATAGAGATACTAAACGTAAAAAAAGAAAGTTTCCAACTAGAACGTTTTAAAATAAAAAATTAAAGATTCAATAAAATAAGTGATTATATAAAAATGGTGAAAAGAATAATAACATTAATAATATTAACTATACTTATTGCTTGCTCAGCGCCTAAAAAATGTTGCTCGCAAACAGATTTAAATATAGATGTTAAAAAGCTATTAAAGTTTTCAACTTTTTATGCCGCTGTTAATGGTGGTACATCTTTGTCTGATGTTGATGTTTTCTCTGTAGACAACGGGCTTTCTACTAGCACCATATCAACTCCTTATGATTATAATTTTACCATTGGTCTTCGTAAAATAGCTAGATTTGGATATGAGAATAAAGCACAGACTTTTTACGATGGAACTGAATCTAATTACAGTGACGCGGCTACTGTAGGTAAAGTTAAAGGAGTTGAATATTTATTTGAAATAGATTACAAAAGACAAGAAGGTGTAGATTATATGGATCAACATCATTTTATTAGATTTAGTTCTGATGATGGTTGTCCTAGTGGTTTATGTGTAAACTTTTTTGCTTTAAAATTTGAATATTTACAAGATGGGTTTGCTGATGTAGAATATTTTGAGGCATCAGAAAGATATAGATATAGAAAAAACAAAAATTTATCTTGGAATATTGGTTTAGCGCATAGACTAGCAGAGCCTTATGGTTATGATCCTCTTGACGAGTGGATGTTGTCAAATGGAAATTTACATTACACATATTTAGCTCTGCAAGAAGGTTATAATGTTGATGTGTATAGCAATGAATATTATAATCCAGCTGGAGAAGTTGTAGCGACTAGTTCTGAAGTTTGGGAGGCTGTAGTAATACCTGAAGTGTTATCAGACTATGTTAATAAAAAAAGGAACGAGCTTGATAGAATAATGCAACACTCTATAGTTGTTGGTTTTGATTATTATAAATACACGAAGAAAAATTGGTTACATGTATGGGGTAACTTAATGCCTTGGCATTATAATGATGGTAGCGAGTTTAGTTATCATAACTATATAGAAGATGATCAGTGGTATGATTATTCAGGCGGACTGATATATGGAGTAAAACAAAATAAAAATTTAGGGTATTTTATTGAAGGTAAATATAATAAATACTGGAACAGAGAATGGTATGACTTCAAGCTTGGAGTTAACTACGTAATATTTTAAAATGGCAAAAGAATTAAATGAAGAAACAAGCTTTAATATAAGCATA